CATAACATTAAGATCTATCTTTTGTGTTTGTGCATTCTGTGTAGCACCGCCAGCAAAACCAACGGCAGGTACAGCAGCAGTCATACCAGAACCTTTAGCAGATAACAACGCAGCCTTTGTTCCTTTTTCTGCCACTAATTTTGATATTGGAGAAGCAACAAATTTACCAGCCCCCATCGTAAAAAGTGTGGTGGGATCTGAAACAACACTAGATATAAAATCTACTACAGGTCTAAAACCTTTTTGGCCTCTGTTCTGTGCGTCAAAAACACCAGCAGTGTTTTTAAATAATGCATAAGCTGCACCAGCTTTTAAAACATTCTCTGGTTTAGCATTGTTTAAATAACCAAGTTCACTATAGCTATCGATTGGATTGCCATCAACCATACGCATGTGCGTAGCAAAACGATTAATAAAGTCTTCTTTTGTTTCGCCCTTTAGAGGTGTTCCAGTTTCTTTACCAAATCTAGCTAAGGCGTAGTCTTGAATAACTTTGTAGTTGTTATCATCTTTCCACAAAGCATCGAAAGGAATCTTCTTTGCTTCTTCTTCTTTAATAGTTGCTGCTCTCTCCAACAACTTCGTAGCTCTCTGTCGAGGAGCAAGGAAAGCAGGTTTAGTTAAATCTTCTGCTGGCTTCTCTGCCATAGGAGCAGGAGCCTGAGCTGTTGTCGGTGCAACAAAGGAAGAGAACTCATCCTGTACAGGCGAAACAGAAGCCCCCGTAGGGGCTGAAGTAAACAGATCAAATTCGTTAGCCATTTATTGTTCCCAGCTAGTGCCGTTCCATTTTCTAGTACCACCAGTTGAAGATTTATATGTTTTTCCTGCAATTAATTTAGAAGTGTCTGGCTTACCATCGTCTGTGTAGGGTAATGGTAGCGCAGGTGTAGGTGTTGCCCTACCGCTTGCTGTAGATGCTGGCACTACAGGTGCAGTGGGAGCAGGGACAGGTGCTGCAGGGGTTGTAGTCGAAGCTGCAGCCGCAGCCTTCTGAGCATCAACATCTCCACTAGTTAATACATTACCACCTACCACAGGCTTACCATCTTTAAAACCAACACCAATAGATATCAAAGCATTCTTATGAAACTCAGACTTAGGAGCACCATTGCTAGTGAAGTCACTAACAATTTCATTCTTAGCTTTATTTAAAGCAGCTTGAAATTCTGTAGCACCAATTGACTTAGGTGTCAGACTAATTGTACCATCTGCGGATACAACAGGAATAAACTTACCGGGGATACTCTCTTCCATTCGCCTCATCAATGCCCCATTAGCAATACTAATCCAGTTGCTTTGTGTTGTTCTTTCTACTGTAACTGTAGGCAGAGCTTGGGCTAATCTCTTACGCTGTATCAATTTAGCTTCTGCAATTCTAGCATCAGCTTGCCCCTGTGGAGTACCCTTAGCTTGAGCCGTTTGTATATCTGTAATCAAACCACTTTGAATTGCAGCTTCAGACTTATTATCAAGACTCAGCTTCTCATTCAAGAGGACAACATTAGCAATGTTTCGATCAGCTTTTGCAATTGCTGCTGGATCACCAGACTCTTTAGCTTTAAGAAATTCAACCTGAAGTCTACTTTTCATTTTTTCAATTTCTTCAGGCTTAGTTAAAGCGGAAGGATCTACTCTACCCATGTTAGAAACAAAGGAAGAGGAGGGCTTATATGTAGCCATCAAGTCTTCTAAGGATACACCAAGCTTAGCTGCTGTTTGTTTAGCAACAAGTAAATTCTTTCTAGCTGTTCTCTTTTCCAAGAAAGAAGCATCTGCAGGAGCGTTAAAGAAAGATTCAGCACTATCACCCGCTTCTTTTTGTAAGCGATAGACACTGTCAAAGTGTTTGTTAATGTCAATGGTTGGATCAACATTCTCAACTTGCCTAATGAAACCTTTATTTGTTTTCTTAAACCATTCTGGATCATCATCCAATTTCTTAAGAATACTCTCAGCTAGTTTTGGTTTAGTAGCAATGTTGATTAGCTGGCTATTGTCCAAAGGACCATCAGCAAATTCAAGACCCCTAAGAGAATTAACAACCTTAGTTGCTGCTGCTCTTTCGGTTTCTAGTTCTTTTTTCTTTTCGAGTCTAGTGGTATAAGAAGCTTTAAGTTTCTCTTGAATAGTAGCAGCATTAACTTCATCTTCTTGTGTAGTTTTTTCAGTAAACCCTTGAAGAGCACCTGTTAAAAGTGGAATTAAAAAAGAAGCCATTACATATTTCCTTTAGACATCAAGCCTTTACTAACAGGGACAAGAGATTGAATAGCTTCTTCAGTTTTATCTTCTGAGCTATTAACAATTTTCTCTACTATGCTCCTATTAAGAACTTTACCTTTAACTATATCTTCAGGAGTTATATAGTATTTAATATCATTCAGTTCAGCTAAAGTAATAAATAGTTCTACAATGATAGGCAGCACTAAGAACCCAACATCAATAGTATGAATACCTTTCATCATATTGAATGTAATAACTCCATCGGCTAATACTTGTAAAGGAGTACCGGCTTCAATAGCATCAAGAGCTTTATCAATAGCTTCTTGATCTTCCGTAAGTTTATCAATATAAAAATCAGCCACCTGTTGAATTGTTACAAGTTGTGGTGGTTGTTCCCAAGGTGAATTACCCGGTTCTGTTGTCAAAGACATCCCGGGAATAGGGGCTTCTAAAAATTCTTCAGGATTTATCATTTAGAAGTTCCTTCTTTTGCTTACGAATAATCTCAACATACCTAGCTACTTGTTGTTCAGCGGTCATCTTTCCTGCTGGTGCTTCTTCCTTCTTTGCCGGACGCTGCACAATACCTTTTGACACTGGGTCAATTTTAGGTGTTGACATAGTCTTATCCACAATGCTATTAATCTTGCTGTAATACTTTTTAAAATTCTTCATAATTATTTCTTCTCCAGATCATTTAATCGTGTAGAAAGTAGATCAACCTTAGTGATGAGTTCATTAACTGCAGCCACTAACAGTCCGTTAACTGCTGCATAGTCCACCATATCAAAGCCAACATTAAAGGGGGCTGGTTTAACAGCATCTGGCAACACCTTCTTAACTTGTCCTGCCAATACACCCATTGTAGTGATTGTACTGCTGTAACCAAAAGGTTCAGCCTCTACTTTGTAGTTGTAAGAGTATCCACCAATCTCTTTAATCTTATCTAAAGCATTTGTAATAGGGCCATGTATATTTTTCATGCGCTCATCAGACAGTTTGAATATTGCAGCAGCCGCTGTAGTTAAAAAACTATTTTTTGTTTTAGCATTTTCTGTTTTTGCACCAGCAGAAGCATTTACTGTAGCAACTGATATCTTGTTAGCCCTCTCCAAATCATTCTGTCCAGCTTGCCAAGCAAATGAAACATTGTCTCTATAAAGCTGTGTCTCATTGTTATACTCAGCCAGTGTCATGTTCTGTGACAACTGAGCATTCAATGTGTTAGCTGCATTTGTTGCTGCTGTGTTAGCTGTAGCAATTTCTCTCTGCCACTGAGCATTAGACTGATCAATAACCAATCGTTGTGTAGCATTGAAAGTATCACGTTGGTTCTGCACCTCAGCATTAAACTTAGATATTGCATTCTCTTGATCAGTGTTAAACTGAGCAATAGCATTCTTCTGAGTGGCATTGAATTGTGTAACCTGCGTAGACAATGTATTGTTAAACTGATCTACCTGTGTTGTGCTTGCAGCATTAAACTGCAGAGAAGCATTCATAGAAGCAGAATCAGATAACAAAGAATTTGTCATCTGCTGTGTCTTGAATAATATTGTTTGTTGCTGATTGCTCAAGTTAGACAAGTCCATCTGCAAGAAGGCTTGAGCATTAACAACAGCAGCTTGCTGTTTGTTGTTTAGATTAGCAACCTCAAGATTTGCTACCTGTGCAGCATAGGCCATGATAGCGGCTTGTTGATTGCTAAGGTTGGCAAGATCAACTGTCTGTGCCATCTTAGAATTCTCTAAAGCAATTTGTTGTGTTGCTGTAAAGTTGAGGTTGGCAATGTCAGAAACCTTGGCAGCATTAGCAACTTTTGCTTGGAAGGTTTGATCAAACTCTTGCCCCAAGAAAGCAGCCCGTTGCTGAGCAGCAAGCACAGCAGTTTGTTGTTTATTAGATAGGTTCTGTAGTCCCATCTGTTGGAAGATGGCTGCATCAGCAGTGGCAATAGGCAGAGCTTTCTCAAGGGTAGCTTGAATTATAGCTTGACCAGCCAAGCTAGAAGCACCAAGACCTCTAGTTGCCATAACAGCAGTGGCTTCTCTAAGAGCACCAGCAGCCCACGAAGGGGGGTTCTTAGCATCAAAGTTGGCAGTGAGCTTAGCAAGCTGTCCTTGAACAGTCATGTCTTCTGTCACTGTCCCCTGAGCAGCAGCAGCTTCTGTAGCCTTAGCAGTTGCTTCAGCCCTAGCAGCATCAACAGCAGCAGATACTTGTTCGCCTTCTTGTAATGTTCTAGTAGGAGCACCCTCAACAGTTCTTGCTTGATCAATGGTTGCAGCAGTTAGTCCAGCCAGTGCTGTGTCTGTAGGAACCATTGTCTGTGCAGTCACTTTGCTAGACTCACCTACAGTGCCAACAGCAGGAGTAACACCACTTAATAGTGTGGCTACATCTTCAGCAGTTTGCTGTGCTTGATATGTAGAAGCTTTAGCAGCAGTGGGGGCAGCAGCAGTGGAGGCTGTAATGGCAGCAGCTCCCTTGGCTGTGTTAGCATTATCATCTGCTCTGTTAGCAGTATCTACGTTTTGATTTTGATTGGTAGTGACCTGTGCTGCTGTCACTTGAGCAGCATCTCCTACTGTAGGCTTACCAGACGCATCAAGAGTAACTCCAGTAGCTTTTGTAACACTTCCTGTAACTACTTTATTTTTATTAGCCAGATAATCTAGAACATATTCTGTGTGCCTATCAGTAGGTCTTTCTGCTATGTAATCTGATACAGCATTTGTAAATCTTTGCTCGAATTTCTCAGGAGTAACTACTCCTGTTTTTAAATCATTAACCCAACCTTTAAATCCTTCAGGATCAATGTTGTTAGATCCCTGACCAATACCAGTCTTACCAATAGCAGCATAGTTATCTCTAACAATCTGTTCGTAGTCTGGTGTTGTGCCACCAGCTACAAACTTCATACCAGTAACAGCCCCGCCCTTAGCCATACGCTCAACGAACTTACCAGAGATGGCAGCATACTTAGCCTCCAATGCAGGAGAAGATGAGATAAACTCATCAAAGCCTTGCATAGGACCATCGTATCCTAGCTTCCTAGCTACGACTTCCTTTTGTTGTGCTGTAAAATCTTTCATATGTTTCTTGGTTTCTCTATTGCTTCAGTTAAATAGGCAAGCATATCTCTGTTATCTCTTAAGAGTGCTAACACTCCTACAGCTAAACAATACACCTGTCTCTCTGACAGTTTTAATTGGAAGCAGTCGTCTATAGCGTGTATACATTCATGTAACAATGTATCTGCCTCCGCTAAGGGGTGCTGACCAGACTTTATTTTAATTGCATAATCGTCATAGTTGTACTCTCCCAGTTGTTCTGGGAACACATCTACAACTCTAATCGGCACTTCTCTGCCAATAATACTTAGAGAAGCTGGTAACATTATATACCTTTAAGCCTTGTCATACCACAAATAGATGGTCTAGTCAACCACCTAATACATGTAAGGCATGTTCAATATGCTTCTTACGATCTTCAAGTCCGATAGTACCACCATTGATACGCTTTGTCATAGTGAGGATGTCCCCGCTATCAGCATACTGGTTGAGCCTGTGAGTCTGCCAGAACCATCCGGCAGTCTGGGCAGCATACATAGGTGTACGCACCAGCTCAGGCTGCATAATGAAGTCAACACCCAGTGCCTGTCCCGCATGGTAGAAATTATTCATGCCAGTTAGCTGTAAAAATCCGGAGCCACGGAACCTGAACCCATCCCCTGATGCCTCATCCCTGTTGCCCATACGATTGCCATAGATTCTATTGGCTATCTTCTGTGGCTGCTTCTCATAGGCAGCAGCACTCTCAGGTGTAAATCCCCAGACTCGCTTAGGAGTTTGAGGAAACAACTTAAGCAAGGTGGGAGCACGATAGTTCAAGTTCTCTTCCATGATGCGGAAGTTCCCACACTCATGCCCACATTGACCAATCCATGAAGCCTGTTGTGCTGGTGTAGTGATACCAAACCTCTCAAAGGTTTCATTAAAAGGATCTACTAAAGCAGTATCAATCTTAAGTTGTCTTAGTTGTTCAGCGTTTACCATTAACCAACTCCCTCATTTCGTTGTAGGCTGCGACACAGGCTGTGTGCTTGACGATGGCTTTGTCTCCTTCGGCAACGATGTCGATAAGAGTGTTAATAGTCTGTCGCTCAAGTTCGGCTGCATCAGCTCCGCTATCTCCTGTGGGAGTGGAGGCACTTGTGCTGGTTTGTACACAACTGGTGGTGGGGAGGCGCAACCTGCCAGTGTTAGCAAGCTCACGCATAGCAGACTGTTTGTTAGATATTTCATTCTTTGCCTTTCTTAATGCTGTTTCTTTATCAGCAAGTTTAGAAGTCATGTTCTTTTCTAGTTCACGGGCTTCTTCATTCTTCTTAGCTATCTCTATCTGCATCTCTTCGTCACGCTCAAGCCAGCCATAGTGATGACCAACTTGATATGTGCCAAACAGTGCAATGGTTGCACTAATAAGTATCCAAGGAAGTGGTATAGGAAACATCAATCCACCTCTTTTCTAGCTGCTGCTATTTCCTCACGCTCATCATCAGGTTCTAAATGTTCTGGTGGCGTGTCTGGTGGTGGACCGGGAGTCCAACTCTCATCCAGCTCTGGGTTCTTCCACACAGGCATAGCACCAAAGGGCTGGCTAGGAAGGCCATAGGCAGACTGTGGTGGGGCATAGCTACCCCCATAGCCACCACCCCCATAACCACCGCCACAAGGCTGCATAGGAGGCTGAGGAGGTCTAAACGCATTCTGTGCTGAGTTAACTGCCCTCTTACCTACAATGCCACCAATACCACCTACAATAAGTAATACTATATCATTAAGCATCTTAGTATAGGCTTGGTCAATCGGAGCCATACTCTTAATAGGCTGTGTCACAAAGGTCACAGAATAGAGCAGGGCAAAGACAATACCAAACAGGATGACTGTAATAGCCACCACTACAAATCCCCACACCCTAACCTCAAACTCTTCAGTTGTTAGCTTTGGTTTGGGCTGGCTTGGTGTCATCATTTTTGTTAGCAGTTCTATCAATTTGTTTCTCCAATATAGGTGCAACTAAATACTCAGGGCATGTCTGTGTGAATTGACATCTTGGTTTCTGACACTGCTCAGCATGAAAGTTTTCAGGGTTTTGACAGAAGTATCTGTACCTATCCTCACAACCAGTGAGCAGCAATAACAATAATAAATATTTCATTTACCTAGTCCAACTTTTCCAAGTAAGAGATTAACAATTTTGTCAGACAAGTCATCAGGCAAAAACTTCAAGAAGCCCAAGAAATACAAAGCCACACATCCATAGATGAATATCTTCAGAGCCAAGTCAAATGTCTTTTGATATTCATTCATCTTCCACCACATCTATTAGTAGTCTGACAAAAACTCATCAATTCATTTACACCAACAAACACTAAGAACAAAACAAAAAACACAGCACCAATTGCTATGGCTAGTTCATTCATCTCTTGTTCTTTTTGTTTAGCCTTCTTCTCTGCTGCTTTTAAAGCACTTAATTCTTTGGCATCTGCCAAGTCCATCTCAGCTTGTCTTGCCTTAATCTTGTTCCAGACATCTATCTTTCCTGTCTGCATGAACAACATCTTTAGTTCTTCTTCAAATGCTCTAGCCTGTTCTAGAGCCATCTCAATCTGTAAAGCAGTTCCCATGTTGGAACCTTTACCAGACTGCTTTGCTTGAAGCATAGCCTTTGTAGCTACACTCCGAGCATCAAACATCTTGCCGATCATAGGAGCAAGAGAGCCTAAGTCATTGGCTACCTTGCTGGCCTTCTTGACCATGCTGATGGCACTTTGTATGCCAGCCAGTGCGGTGATAGGATCAATCATCGCTCAACCTTTTTCCATTCAAGGCATACAACTTTTCTGTTATATACATCTCCAGTCCATGTCCATCGGACACATTTATATTTCTCCTCTTTGGACCCGATAGGGAAAGATATTAATAATAAAAGTATTACTGATGCAACTTGTTTTCTATAGCCAGCCATATAGCCCCACAGAAAGCACCAATAATTAAGATGGGCTTCACTGCTCTAGCAAGCCATTCAAGCACAACAAATGCACCAGAGGCTGCATTGAAAGCAGCGACAACAGCTTGTGTGTTCTTATCTAACTGGTCTACCTTAGCTTCAACAGCACATAGACGCTCATAGATTTGAGTGTGAGTTACTTCATCTGTCATGATTTTTTCTTCGCTCATGGTGCGTCAGGCCAAGTGATAGTTGCTCTTGCATCGGAAACAGTCGATGGAAAGTCTCTCAATGTCTGGCGGTATGTTGCCCACTCAGCTTTCTTAGGAATGGTGCAATCAACAATCTGAGTCCAATCACAAGCAAGCAACAAAGCATTGCGTGTAGCTCTCAGTTGTGCCATTGCAGAGTCTTTAGCTGCTTGGATTTCTTCAGCACTCATATCAGCCACTTGAACAACAGAAACAAATGCACCATCGTCATAGGCAGAGCATGAAACCAACTTCTGAGTCAGACTGTCATGTGCTTTAAAGGCATTGACTTTCTTGGCATTGTTGGCAGATAAGAATTCATCACTTGGGCCGTTAGCGTTAAATGATGTATTGCTAAACAGTTCACGATAATCGCCTACTGTTATGGGGCTAGTTAAGATTGCAATTTGCATGGTAGTTCCTTAGTATGGGCCTGTATCTGAGAGTGCTGATGTTGGTGCTGTGAAGTTTGCTGTGTATCTTGCAAAGCCTTTGGTGATGCGCAGGTCATCTATGTAGCCATTGTATAAATATGCGGTGCTGTAATAGCCACCAATACAAATAAATTGCCCACTTAAATTTGCAGTATTTCCAGTTCCTGATGCAACAGAAGTTCCGTTCACAAAAAGTTTTACTGCGCCAGATGCACGAGTCACAGCAATGTGTGTCCATGTACTTGACGATACTGCACCACCAGAGGATGCGTAATTTGTACCACCAACAATTGCATTGATAGTCCCATTTCCATTTGGTGTTCCAAATACAAACGTAACACCATTAGTAAATGCAGTAGCTAAACCCCCAGCAGTTGAAGATGTTTGAAGCCACCCACGTTGAGTATCACTAGAAACATCTAAAGAATAAATCC